TACGTAGTAGGCAGTGGTGAAACTCATTCAGTAGAGGAGTTTTGTAAACTAGCATTTAAAAGAGTAGGTCTTGATTACAAGAAATATGTTGTACAGCACCCAGATTTGTATAGACCAGCAGAAGTAAATTTATTGTTAGCAGATTCCAGCAAGGCTAAGAGAGATTTGCTCTGGGAACCAAAAACTAATTTTAACGATCTGGTCAACCTTATGGTTGACTATGAATTGGAGGAAATATCTAAGTGCCTATTATCGAGAGAGTCGAACAAGAAGACTTAATATTTTATGAAATAATAAAAAATCCAGTACTCTGTACAGAGTTCATCTACAACATAGACCTGCTAGAAAGTGAAGAAAAATTTGAATATACCAGTTATCAAAGAGAGTTTATATGTGACTTTAATAGTTATGTAAGTCTTTCGTGCGGGCGTAGTGTTGGTAAAACCGTTGCTTTAGTGGGGATTATTATCTGGATTTTAATAAGCAATGTGTACCCATTAGAATATATAGTTTATGGTGTGCCGGGTAAAGTACATCTAGAGCCAGTATGGTCTAGTCTAGTAAGAAGGTTTAGGGGTAATTCATTCCTTAAATTCTTTTTAGATAACAGAGCTGGCATAAATAATTCTGAGTACATACTCAAGTTACAGAATAACTCTCAACTAATGTGTAGACTTGCTGGACAAACTGGCACTGGTGTAAACTTTATTGGTCTTCATACTCCAGTTGTAATTATAGATGAATCTGGGTATTTCCCATGGAGTGCATGGACAGAGCTACAACCTATTTTAAATACCTTTGAACCAGGATTTAAAATGATAGCATCTGGTGTGCCTACTGGTTTACGTGAGAGAAATGTAAACTATCACTGCGATAGAGAAAATTCTAATTACACCAAGCATAAAATTTCTGCTTTACAAAATCCTAGATTTACAGATGATGATAGACTGAAGGCTTTAGAACTTTATGGTGATGAAGAGTCTGATGATTATATCCATTTAGTTCTAGGTTTGCATGGTAAGCCGGTATTCGCTTTGTTTGATAGAAATAACATGTCTATTTCTAATTATCCAGTTTACAAATTAGTTTTAGATGGTACAAAATATTTTGATAATATCACTGAGTATATTGGTAAGTTAGCAGTGTTACCGGGTTTACCGGATAAAGACTCTAAATGTTTAATTGGAGTTGACTTAGGCTATACTGAACCTACGGCTATTGTAATCATGATTATGGAGAAGAACAATAATTTTAAATTCCATAGCAGGATTACACTTAACAAAGTAAATTACTTTATACAAGAGAAGATCATTGATTATTTAGATACCAAGTTTAGACCTTTTATTATAGGCATTGATGAAGGTTCCGCAGGTAAAGCAGTTATTCCTAGATTGCAAGAACATGAAGAATTTTTACACAAAAATTTCAAAGATAGAGTTGTGCCAATTAATTTCTCATCACAGATAGTACTAGGTTCAGATAGCGAAGGTAATGAAATTAAAAGCAGAACTAAACCGTTCGCTGTAGGAGTACTCCAAGACTATAGTGATAGTCATAGAATTATATACTCATCTACAGATTTGGAAATGGTCTCTGAATTAGAGAGAATGACTTACAGTAAAACCCCGACTGGTGAAATCACCTATAAAACTATAACAGAGCGTGGAGGTAAAAAAGGTGAAGATCACTTTACATCCGCCATGTTGTGTCTAGCTCTAGCATACTACATGTACAGCGATGTATTAAACTTTAGAGTACAGAAAAAGAAGCTAGCATCACCATTCTGGAATATTCCTGCGGATACGTATGTCCTATAGGAGAGATATTATGGAAGAAAAAGAAAGAAAATTAGCTAAAGCACAGTATACCATTTGGGATGTATATGGCTACAAAAGTAAAACAACGGGGGTATGGTCTCCTAGTGATGTAGATAAGCTAGAGGTAGTAGACTTTAAAGAGTTTCATAAGCTTGTAGACCAGTGCAGATTTTATTACAGGAAAGACCCAATTGCAGGTACTGTTATTAACAAGTTGGTTGAGATTGGAATCCCAAGACTCAAGATAGAGAAGAAAGGCTTATCTCCAAATGAGGCTAGAATCTTTGAAGGTATTCTTGATGAAGTTCAAGAGTTTATAGAGAGTTGTGCCTTAGAATATTTAATCTCAGGTTTGGTAATTCCTGAGATTAAGTATGCTGCTGTTTCAAAAGATCAATTAGTCCAATTTGGAATTAAGAAGTATACTTCATTAGTTCTACCAGTTTCGATGTGGTTACGAGACCCTAAGACAATAAAGATAAACTCTACCATGATAGGAGATGAACCATCCTATTATGTTATTCTACCAGAAGAGCTGATCTTTTTTATACAGAATAAGGGCATGTACCCTGATGGAACTAAAGATATAGCTTTATACCAGCAACTCCTAACTTACTATCCTGAGTTTGTTTATCAGGTTGAGCGGGGGGAGAAAGAAATCCTATTAGAGAATGATTTGATAGTACGTAGAAAACCTCTATCAGATTCTCCTTATCCTACTCAGTATTTACTTCCAGCAGTTGAAGCCCTTAAACATAAGAGAAACTTACGTAGAATGGATTACTCTATCGCATCCAGGGTTATCAGTGCTATCATGCTGGTAAAACTAGGTAATGATGAGTTCCCTGTAACAGAGGATGATGAGAGTGCTTTTGAATCTATCCGAAGTCAAATGACATGGAGAAACTCTTATGGTAGAGATATAGAACGTATTTTCCAATTGTTTGGAAACCACACTCTAGAAATAGAGTGGGTATTCCCCCCAGTTGAAGCGTTGTTGAATGAAGCTAAATATCGTGAAGTAAACCAGGACATCTTCTTCGGTTTAGGATTTCCTAGAATCCTTACTACAGGTGAGACTGAAAGAACCCAGACATCCGACCCAGAATTTGCTACCATGTCTCCAGCTAAAACTATGGAGAACATGCAGAAAAAGTTACTACCTATAGCTCAAGCTATTATGGTAGAAACAGCTAACAGTAATAATCTTAGAGATTATCCAGTAATAAGTTTTGAACCAGTTAATCTACATGCCTTTGCTACATTTGTACAGGCTATGATTTCCTTGTACAATACTGGGAATATCTCTAGGACTACTCTGGATGAACTGTTTGGATTTAGATGGGAGGATGAAATGGAGTTAAAAGTGGACGAACAGAAAATTATGGAAGAGTCTGATCTACCAGAGTTTTCACCACAACCTTTCTCACCTCAACCCGGAGCAGGAAATCAGCAAAAACCTAATAATACTCAACAAAAACCCCAACCAGCTAAGCCAAAACCATCTAAAACTGAATAAAAACAGTAAAAATTACTATTTTTTAGATGATGTTGGTATAATATATATGAATATAATTCATGGAATATCTGTTCCATGTTAATTGAGGTTAATCATGACTGATAATAAGTTTTATTTGGATACTAAATTTGAATTTTTGGAGGACGATTCCCCAGAACTTGGGGAGGCGTTTTCCGCTATCAGTTTAAATCCGTTTTTTCAGTGGGCTAAAATAGTAGTCACCGATGATTTACCCAATGCTAATAAGATGCGTATACCTCAAAGTGAATTTGATAATATGATTAAAACAGGGATAAACGCACCTATCAAGATGGCTCAGGCGGAGATTTCTCCAGGGCATAAAGAGGCGTTTGGTAATCCTATTGGTGTAATTGCTAATCTAACCAAGGAGTCCAACAGAATTATTGCCCTGGCTGCGCTATGGAAAAAAGAAAGACCAGAAGATATTGCTAAGTTGAAGGAAATGTACACAAATGGAAATCCCCCCAATGTTTCTTGGGAAGTTTCCTATACAGAAGCTTCAGTAACTGAGGATGGTATCGAAGAATTATTGGGAACATCTTTAGACGGCTTGGCTATAGTAGGTCTTCCAGCCTACAGGGGTAGGACTCCTTTTGTTGCAATGTCCGCTGAAGATCAAAATAAATCTGATAAGGAGAGTGTAACTTTGGAAGAAAATGAACTATTAAAACAAGAGATCGAGCAGTTGAAACAGGAAATTGCTGGACTCAAAGCAGATAAAGAAACTTTAGAAGAGACTTTGAAGACTGCTCAGGCAGAAGCTGAAGAGTTGAAAGCCTTTAAAGACGGGATTGATAAAGAGAAAGCAGATGCAGAAAAGCTTGCTGCAATCAAAACCCGTTTTGAAGAGGCTGGAATTTCTAAAGATGAAAATTATTTCGTTGAGAAGAAAGAAACCCTTTTGGGATTAGCTGATGAGGAATTAGATTTTATGATTCAGGAAATTGCTGCGTTCAGTAAAACTGCCACATCGTCTGATAAGACTAAAGGGCCTAAAATTCCTGACGTAAAGAACACAGATAATGAAACTGAACTTGATTTATCTGATCCTAAAGATTTAGCCAAAGCTTTGAAAGAGCTGCAAGCTAAAAAGTAATTTGGAGGTTTAAAAATATTATGGAACTCAATCATTATGGCGATTTTGTGATCGGCGCTGTGGCGATGGATGACATCGTTGAAGGTCGATTCGTGATTTTAGCCTCGCATTCATTGAGCAAAGATTATGGTAGCCAGTCTGACTTACCCGGAGCACGCCTCCCTGTAAGTTCGACCGAAGCTGCCAGAGCTAGATATATCACTAAGTTTGAGCAAGACAACCGTAGTTTACCGATCTACCAACCCCATCCGGCATTTTCTTATGCCCTGCGTTACGGCTTTGACCAAGGCGAAAACGCACCCTTCGCGGCTACTGTGTACATCACCCACCCAGGTGTTCAGAGTGAAAGAACCATCCCGTCCGGCTCTAATTTAGTGCTGTACGGTGAGGGTATCTACACTATCCCCTCTGGTAGTTGGATTCATAGTGCGAATCTGCACGTTCCTGGTGCTACGTTCACTATTGGTGATCGTGCTACGGATACTACAGATGCTGGTAAAGTTAAGTCTAGCGCATCCAATGTTATTGGTGAAGTTGTGCGCTACAACTCCAGCAACGATGAACTGACTATCAGGATTCTGACGTAAGTGGAGGATTATACAATGGCTGATGAATTGAAAGTTAAAGAAGCAATCGCATCGTTGATGTCCGATAAGAACAGACGCGATGAGCTTGCTGAGATGATTACCGAGTACGTGCAGCCCAACCATATCACTACAGATTTTGTTGGGATGTTGCTGAATACTCGTTCGCTAAAGCCTGGGGATTCTCTGGTCAAGAAACTCCGCAAGGGTTTGCAAGTACACACATTAGTTCCTGGTTCTATCCATTTGGCACACGAAGTTACCGTGACAGATCGTGTTAACTATCTGCTCGATGGTGCTGATGTGAAGGTCACTTGGAATGAATGGGAAATGGATGCTGGTGAGATTGGTACGGTTAGTGAAATTCGTAGTGAGATGCTAGCCAAACTGAGAGACTACTACTACAATAAAGTTTTTACCGCCTTGACTACAGTCTGGACTGCCGGTAATACTCCTAATAACTTCACCTCTGTTGGTGGAACTATTACTGCTGCGGCATTGGAGAATGCTATTGACAGGATTAATCAGACTACTCCTGGTGTAAAAGCTGTTGTAGGTACTAGAGCTGCTATGACTCCGATCACCAAATTTGGTGCATTCTGGAATGATGGTGGTACTCAGTGGGAAGGTGTTGATTCTCAGTTGGAGGAAATTGTTCAAAGAGGTATGTTGGGACGCTATTATGGTGCACCTCTGATCGTCCTAGATCAGGTGTATGATAATTTAGAATCGTGGTCTCCGATGCTGCCCACTGACAAGATTCTTGTCTTGGGTGAAAATGTTGGTGAGTTCATCACTTACGGTGATGTGAAGACCAAGCAGTATGACGATCCTCGCCCGACCCCGCCTCAATGGTTCCTCGAACTGTATCAACAGTTTGCTTTGTTAATTTGGAACGCACAAGGCTTGTATGTAATTGGCGGGCTGTCGTAAGATGCCCCTTGGTAATGGGAGGGGGTAAAAGCCCTCCCATTAATTACAATTGAATATAGAAAAATAGAAAGGATTCTTATAAATGACAGAAGGAATGAGTGTATATTCTTTAATGCAGACAGGAAAACCATACAAATCATATATTAAAACTGTTTTGGGTAAGGTATATGTTAATGTTTGGGACTCTTTTGAAAATAAAAAAGTCGGATTAATTATTGAAGGGAATCCCAATTCCCAACCAGAAGAATGTATTATTGATGTATGGAATGAGCAAGAGGATGTTTACTTTAAGAGAGCTAATAAACGGCACTTTGAAACTGGTTTTATAATTGCTCATAATAGGACAGATGCACCCGTAGAGAGGTCTCCTAATGATCTTACTGATGATGAACTTAATAACCTGCTGAACAGTAAGTTCTTATCATTACAGAGTGGAGTTAATAAGATGACCTCGGTAGCCCCTGTTTTTCGTATGATTGAAATGGCTAAGAAACAAGAGAAATCTGAAAAGATTATCAAGTTCTTGGAAGGTAAATTATCTGAATTACAGTTACGTGAGTATAATATAGAAGAGGCTTAAATGTCTTATGATCTAACTAACCTTATTCCAGAATTACGCATCAGAATTGGTGATACTAACCCAGCATTATACCGCTATACGGATGTCTGGTTACTAGTTAGCCTTAAGTCCAGTGTAAAATTATTATCTAAATGGTGGAACTTTAAATACCTATTAGATTCTAATGGGGATGTTATGAGAAACCCTGATGGATATTTTGTATTTGAAGAGACATCCGATGGTGTTATAGGTGGGGTTTTTGAACCTGGAGATGATCAAGTTGTAATTATTTATGCGGCTATTGTAATTCTGGAAGGTAGTCTAGAAAATTCTGCCTGGGATTTTGGTAGCTGGAAGGATGCAGAGATCAGCTATTCTAATATAGAAAGTTCTAGATCAAGAGGAGATACCCTTAAAAGATTATGGACTGAACTTACATCTATCTTGAAAGTACCACAGAAGAGACTGGCACAAGCATTAAAAGGTTCTTTACCAGGGTATTTAGCTAACTCATTTGAGAGGGAAGATAAGTATTAGAAAGGATTATAATGGCTAAGGTAAAAAAGAAAAAGGTTTTGTTTATTGGGGATGGTATAGTCCCAACAGGTTTTAGTACAGTCATCCATAACATAATTTCAAAACTTCCTAAGAGTGAATTTGAAGTTCACCATCTGGCAGTAAACTATTATGGAGACCCACATGATAAAGCCTGGAGGGTATACCCGGCAGTAACTGGAGGAGATATCTGGGGTTTTAATAGGATAAAGATGTTTGCAGATCAGAATTTTGATCTGATATTTATCCTCAATGATCCTTGGGTAATAGATACATATCTAAAAGTTATTCAAGAGCAGTTTAAAAAAATCCCCCCTATTGTAGTTTATTTTCCAGTAGATGCTGCTCTTTTAGATAAAGATTGGTTTATAAGATATGATATAGTAACAAAGGTTTGTGTTTATACTCAGTTTGGTTTTATAGAAGTACAAAAGATCAGACCAGATTTAGAACCAGTTGTAATTCAACACGGTCTGGATAGGAACACTTTCTATAAAATTGATGAAGATAAAAGAACTTTAAAAGCTAAAGTATATCCCAATAAAGAAGATTTTCTAGATTCTTTTATAGTTTTAAATGCTAATAGGAACCAGCCTAGAAAAAGAATAGACCTATCTATGCTAGCGTTTACTATTTTTGCAGAAGACAAACCTGAGAATGTAAAGTTGTACCTTCATATGGGTACTAGAGATATGGGTTGGGATATCCTGAAGATGGCTTTCAGGTATAATATTGAGAGCAGACTGATAGTAACTAACACCCTCCCTGGAGTACAGACTGTAACTTTAGACAAATTAAATCTAATTTACAATGCTACAGATGTTGGATTAAATACAGCAGTAGGAGAGGGTTGGTCACTTACAAACATGGAACATGCTGTTACTGGAGCACCTCAAATTATTCCAGATCACAGCGCACTACATGAATTATATTCAGATTGTGGTCTGCTAGTCCAAGTTGATACCTGGGCGGTTAACCCAGAAACCCTGACAGTATCCGGTATAGTAAGGGCAGAAGATGTTGCCAAAGGTTTACAACTTTTATATGATAATAAAACAATGTACAATCTTTTATCAGAAAAATGTTCACAGAAGTTTACATCCCAGGAATATGACTGGAATACTATTGTAAAAGAGAAGTGGATACCTGTATTTAGAGAAGCTTATGAGCATAACTTGGCCCAATAACACAGTAACAGTCATAGATGCTATTAGAGGTGCAATTGGTAGGGATGTATATTTTTATACCATCGTTACTACCACCCCATGCCCTCTATGTAACTTAGACCCTATAACTAATACATCTACAGATTCTTTCTGTCCTACTTGTTCAGGAGCTTTCTGGTTGTATACTTATAGTGGTACAAGTGTCTCCGGGCATGTAACCTGGGGATATGCAGATCAGATGGACTGGGCTACTGGTGGGCAAATTTATGAGGGGGATTGTAGGGCACAAATCAAATACACTGTAGCTAATTTAAGTTTAGTAGAAGATGCTAAATGGTTAGTTATAGATGGTAAGAAGATGAGCATTATAAAGGTTATCTATCGTGGAGTTCCACAAGTAAATAGAATTCTCTTAGACTTAAGAGAGGAAGGAAAAGAAGGTTGAAAAAAACTGGCGTAATTATACAAGGATTTGATATCTTAGATGTGACCAAGTATATAGGACAGTGTAATAAAAAGTATCAAGCAATTCTACTTTCTAAGATAGAAGATAAGGTTAGAGATAGAGATACTTTTTTACAACTTAGAAAAGATGTACTTGATTCTTTCAATGATTATACTAGAGATATTGTTGAGTCTGTTTTTGGTAATATAGAGGATGCCTAAATATTTAACTAATGAAGGTTTAGTAAATTTAGCGGGAACTTCACAACTAAAAGATGATGCACTAGTTATGGTCTCCGCTATAGCTACTGAGCTTAGTAAAAGATTAGAGTCTGTTTTATATTTTACAGATATTATCGAAAATCAAAATCTAATTTTCAATGAGGCCAGAATGGAAGCTATAACCTATATGGAATCCCAGGCCTCTAACGTAGTCTTAGCAGAAGCTTTAAAAGCCTTTTTTATAACGACTGAATATAATTATCCTTTATATATAGAGCATTTTACAAATGCATTTAGAGTTAAACAAGACCAAATAGTAACTTTCACACCAGAAAGTGAGAACTATACTAAAGTTCAAGTAGATTTCTCCCCATTAGGTGAAATTCTAGAGTGGGAGAATGCAGTAATTTTTGCTAGGGCAGAACTTAAAGTTGGTGGTGGTGAAGAACCAGACATGGAAGAGGCCTCGTTCTACTGGTATGCTATGGTATATGGCCCCGGTAGAGAAGGATTACCAGTATTCACTTATAGTAAAAAAGGTGGGGCAAAAGATGTTACAGAATATTATTCTGGTAAATATGAGAAGACTATAAGTACCAGATTAAAATTCTTAGATACAGAATCTGCACCTTTTTGGTATCTTATAGAGAATGGTAATGCTCCAGGTACTATGCAAGACAGGGGCGGTATGCCTTACCCCCAAATAGCACCAACACATTTTATAAGTAAAGCTGAAATTGCAGTAGCTAAAATATTTGAATTAGTATTATATAGATTTATAAATAAAGTTCTAAATGACTATGCCTATGCATTATTAAAGGCTTTTGATAGTAAAGCATCTATTGGATTTACTATTACAGATATAAATGAGGTGTTTGATACTATTCATAAATTAACTATAGATATGATGACTAGAGGTGAACCAATTGATCCTATAGATACTTCAAGAGTAAGAGAAATTGTATCTAAGAAAGTTTTAGCAGTATCAGAATTTACAAGAAAAGGTCATAGAGAAAAAGCTTTGAGGGGGGCTGGAGGGCGGTTTGTACCATCACCAGTGCCTAAAAGAAATCTAAAGAGAAGTAAATAATGAGCATGTATATAGAGAGAAAACAAGATTTATCTATTATATATTTCCTAAAGGATTTATTTGCAGATACAGAATATGTTACTGTATTAGATGCTTTTCCTATGGGAGAATTAACTATTCCTTGTATCTCCGTAGAAACTGATACTATTGATACAGCAGAATATCAATTAGGTGACTTTGATAGGTTAGAATTTAGAGTGTGGTTTATAGATGTATTTGCTAAAAATAAATCTCAAAGAGACGAGATGGGGTATAAAATTGTCAATGAATTAAAATCTGGAATAGCTGTTTACAATTATGATGAAGGTTTCCCCCCAGATTTTAATCCAACCAAGGTTGGTAAACTTATACCTGATATTATTAAATTAAAAAATATTAGAGTCCTTCCAGAATTTGTGGAAAAACTCTATTATCGCTGTACAATTACGTTTACAGCAACTTACGAACAAATAACTTAGGAGGCTTAGAATATTATGGCAAAAAGATTAGCCATTCCTTCAGAGGATGTAAAACTTAGGATAGTTGGCCCCTATGATAGCTTTTTCACTCACAGAACTCAGAGAGTGGATATCAATGAAGATGTCCCTACTACAGATGTGTATGAAATTGGTAATAATACCTTAGCTGGTACTGTACAAGATACCCCAAATGTTACGCTGACATTCAGTGCTTTTGATGTTGGGATTAAAATCTTTTCGGTATTGACTGGTACTAACCCGATTGCGTACCCTGCGGCTGGTGTTGATATCTCGGAGTTGGGAGAAGCTGACGCTATTATTTACATCCGTGATGCAAGCTTGGTGGATTATGTAAAATCTGCACATGCTAAAAGATTACAAGTACGAGACTTTACCTTCACATATAGTGTGGATGGTGAATCTACAGAAGATTATACATTGGTTGGTTCTCAGAAAAGGTGGTTTAAGAATGATGTTGTCGTAGACAGGATTACTACGGGAACTACATCCTTCACTCTTACCCAGACACCAATTCAATTAAAGAATGGAGATTATCTACTCTCCGTTATTCTAGATGGTGAATACCTTACAGAGGTTGCTGCGGCACCCGCTACTGGTGAGTATAGTATTGCAGGTACTACTGTAACTACTGCTGATACCAGGACTGCCCAGTTTATCGCTGTTTACCATGCTAACCCTGCTGGTACTAACTGGAGTTATATTTCTGATTCTCTGGTTCCGGCAGCTACCAGAGGTAGAGATGTTGATATCGTTATCTTAGCTAACAACATTCCTAGGGTTCAATCGGTTACTATCAATGGTAACTTAAACGTACAGAGTGTACGTGAAATGGGTTCTAGAGACATTGTTGGTTATCAGAGACAGGTTCCTACTGTTGAAGGTACAATCGCTGTTTTGGATACTGATACGGAGTTGATTGATCTGTTATTGACAGGTTCTATCAGTTCTGGTGATACAGAGTTCAAATTGGCTGAGGGTTGTGTGGCATCCGGTGTTGCACTGGATATTCAGATTACAGACCCGTGCGATACAACTGTACCTTACACAGTTTTGAAGACTGTTTATGTGCCTAACATTACAGTTGTTGGTGATGCGTGGTCTGCTGTTGTAAACCAGAATAGCACATGGAATATCAATTTCCGCTCTAATACAGCAGAGTGTGTTGTGTACTCTGGTTCTAGATAATAATTAGATAATAAACGCCGTAAAGGATTTTTTAAAGGGGCCATACTTTTTACAGAAAAGTTATGGCTCCTTTTAATTTCTTATAGAAGAAAGGATAAAAATTATGCGTAGCATAGACAAAAATGATGTGGATATTAGTAAGCTGTTTAGATGGGGTGCTAAATTTAATATTTTAGACTCCAGGGATCAGGTTATAGTTGAGGTTTATATTCGTTTAGTTGGGGATGCAGAACTAAACAGGGCTAGAGTCTTTGCACTTAGAAAATCAGCAGAATTGAGAAGTAAGCTCAGAGAAGAAAACTCTGATGAAAGGCTTGCTTTTATACCGCCTTTAGAAGATTTAGATAAAGAGAATCTGGTAGAAACTGCTTTACTTTATATGATCAGAGATATTACTTTAGATGCTATAAAGGATACTAGATTACCTTTACCAGCAGAACCAGATTCCGATTCATCTCTAGAGAAACAAGAGAAGTATCAAAAAGAAGTTGATGAATATCCAACTAAAAAAGATAGTATTATAAGGGAAAAAATAGAAAAGACTGTTGAACTCCGAAGACAAGAGCTTTTATCTAAACCTATAGAATCTGTATATAAAGAGTTTGAAAGGTCTATTATTAATCAAATTTGTGAAGAGGAAATGATCCAAAAATTTAGGGAGATGTGTGCTTATTTAGGTACATATATGGACGAAAAATTTGAGGATATCCTGTTTGAAAGTTTTGAAGAGTTTGAAAATCTACCAAAAGAAATCAAAGATCAATTTCTAGAGTACTACAATACATTGGAGATTTCTGGAGAAGACCTAAAAAAATTGCAAGAAGTAATGCAGTAGCATCACTATGGGCTATTGCTAGGGATTTACAAATTCCCTTAGACAAAAACGTAGTGGAATTAAAAGATATTCCTTATACCATAACTTACGTGGTAAAGAAAAGAATGCAAATAGATAATCTTAACGAACTACCTAAAGAAAAAAGACCCCCAGATTTGATGATCTGGGAGGGTACTTCTGAAGAATTGGAATCCTGGATAGATAAAATCCTGGATAATAAGCAACAACAGAAAGCCAATTTGGTAATTGATGAGAATAAAATAGAAGGTTAAATATGGCAAATTCATTAGAAGACCTTGAAAGACAGCTACAAAATATAAGAAAAGAAACAAAGCTAGCTAGAGAAGAGATAAACAAACTAAATGCGGCTGTTAAGGAACAATTTAAAGCTAACGTTACTGCTGGTATGCGCCCAGTACTTCAGGGTATGGCTACTGGAGGTACCCCTACTAATAAAGGCTTAGACAGACTTATTAATGAGTACTTAGAAGATCAGTTTACTGGTTGGCGTAGAGCTGGTGGTAATTCTAGGGTCTTTTTTGGAAAAGGATTAACTACTAAACTTAATGATATCATTAATAAGGCTGCTAATGATGCTTTAGATTCCTTCAGAAAAGCTATGGAAGTGGAAGACTTTGATGTAGCTAATGTAGTAGCTGCTAAAAAAGGTAAAGTCTCTGTATTTACAGGTAAAGCAACTGAGAAAGAGGCTTACGATCAAACAGCTACTACTGCTGCTCAAGCCGCTAAAGCAGATGCAGAAGCTAAAAGACAAAAAAGAGAGGCTATGAGGGAAAAATTTGGTGGCGTTCAAGAAGAAGTAGATAGAATGCGCCAAGTTGAGGTTTTAAAACAAAGTATAGCCAGAACGGATAAAGAGGCAGCGGCAGCATCCAGGACTAAATATGAACAGGAGATGCGGGATTCCAGCGGGCTTGCTAAAAATCTTGAACAACAGAGGATAATTGAAGATTATCTAGCTAAAGCAGAGAAAGATAAGGCAACAGCATCCAGGGCAGCCGCAACTAAAAAGTTACAAGATTTAGATGCCATAAATAGGGAAAGCCAGCAACTATTAAAACTTGAAAAGCAAATAGCGGCACAAGACGCTGCTGAAGCTAGAAAACCTCCAACGGCAGAAAATTTGCAAGCTACAATGGGGGACTACAGAAGTCAAAGATTATTACAACAGGCTCAGAGATATAATTTTAAACCTGAGGATATCAGACAAATCTATACTCAGCAACCATCTGGAGTAACAGTAGCTAAATTTGAAAAGTTTGATGAGGCTACTAAAGCTTACCAAAGATTAGAAGTATCCGTAGATAAGTTTGGTAACACCATAAATAGGACTAATAAGAGACTTTTAGGGTTTACTGATTCCATAATTAGAAACACTCAAGAAGTTTTAAAATGGTCTATAGGTGTAGGTTTAATCTACGGTAGCATGTACAAGTTACAAGCACTAATCAGACTAGCTATTGAAAATGAGGCTAAGCTTGCTGATATTGCTGTAATCTTAGGGGATGCTCAGAGGGATGTAAATCAAATTTTTGATGAGGCTGCTCAAGTTGCTTACGAAACCGGAGAAAGTATTAATGGGGTCTTAGAAACTTACACCTTAGCATATAGAGCTGTAGGTGCTATTAAAGACCCAGTTGAAAGAGCTAACTCTGCTATTCAATTACTAACTGATGCTACAGTATTAAATAAACTTTCTAGTTTAGATTCTGCTACAGCAATTGATGTCTTAGCAGGTTCTTTGAGACAGTTACAGAAGCCTGGGGAGGATATGGGGCAAGCCTTTACCAGAGGTAGAGACTTACTAGATGCTTGGGTAACTGTCACCAGAAAAGCCAATGTAGACTTAGCTACGTTGGCTACTGCTTTTTCTATTACTTCAGAATCTGCCGAAAACTCTGGTGTTTCTATTGAACAATTAAATGCTATCATTGCATCTCTAGCAGAGAAGATTGGTGGTTTAGGTGGTAGGGAGACTGGTAATGCTGTAAGAGCATTAATTGGTGGTGTCTATCAACAGCAGGCTGCTGAGATTCTAACCAGATATGGTATCGCTGTACAAGATACTGCTGGTAGGATGAGACCATTCTTGGATATTTCGGAGGAAATTTATACACTTTATAAGGGTGGAATTATATCCGCTGATGAGCTGAATAAAATAGGTTATACATTGGGTGGGGGCGTACGTAGAGGCCAGCAGTATGTAGCTTTCCTATCTGACTTTGAGAGAATTCAAGAGCTAGCTAATGAACAGACTAATAGAGGTGGTGCAGCTCAAGAGGCTTTAGGTAGGAAAGTAGAGACTACCCAAACTGCTATTACCAGACTAAGTAATGCTTTCCAATCTTTAGCACAGACTTTAGGAACTGATGGAGGTTTATTAGATACTTTTGGTGGTATTCTAGAGATAGCTACTAAGTTGGTAGACGCTTTTGATAAGCTTACAGGGATACTCGGTAACATTACTATACCAGCTACTTTGTTAGGTATAACTGCTCTTATCTTTAGAGGCGGTGCAGGACAACTAAAACAGCAGGCATGGGCACAAAACGTAGGTGGAGCTTTGCAGGGTATTACTGGAGCAGCCATGGGTGTAGTTCCATCTTACCGACAACCTAGACAAATAAGTACATCTGAAGGATTAATTACTACAACCAGAGCTAATGAAATAGGCAGGCAGGTTGGATTAAGTTTTGGAAAATATGCGTCAAATGCTATTTTTGCTGTTTTACCAGCAGCCATGCACGCTTTTCAGGGGGATTTACCCGGTGCTGGTGTAGTATTAGCTGGTGGGATGGTTGGTGCACTTACTGGTAGTCCGGTAGGTGCTATGATTGGAGCTGTTATAGCAGAAACATTCTTAGAAGTTGTTAGAAGGAACCAACCTACTTTTGAAGATTACTTTGAAAAACTAAATGTTCCAGAACCTCTTCCTACTGAAGGATTAAATTTAGGTATGAAGGGTGTTAGAAAAATGACTGTAGAGGAACAACAGCAGGCTTTGATTAGTAAGAATGTTCCTTTTGGGGCTGGACTTGATATGGCTATGCAAGCATGGCTTAATAAAAACATACTTGGCATGACCTCCCCATCAAGAATAGACCCCCTTCAAATGATAATAGATAAATATATTCCAAAAGAGACTCAAACTAAAATAGTAGAATTAGGTCAAAAGAATGTCCCAGTACCAGTAAGTGCCGAGACTACAGCAGCCAGTCAGATTGAAGCTAAAAGACTTCAGATGATAAAAGATGAAGCTGAATTAGTTGATGAAATTATAACAACCAGAAATAAAGAAATAAAAATTAAATCCGCTACTGGAGAGATAACACCTAAAGAACAACTAGAAGCTCAAAAAACTTTAATGGGTTTGGATGCTGCCCTCTCTAAATTAACCACAGCTTTTGGTACATCTTTTGATAAGATAAATGATACAATAAGTGGTACTGAGGATGTTTATAATACTTTTGCTAATGTACTACTAAGAAGTAGTGAGGAGCAATCCCAGAGTTTAATAAACGCTGCTACTGAATGGGTAGGTTTAGCTGCCGCTATCGAAGTAGCCAGAGCATCCCAACAAAACTTTATTCTAGATTCTCAAGGGAATAAAGTATTAATAGAAGGTAGAGGTGGTGCACAAGAGCAACTTGATGAACTACAGAGAATGTGGACAGACTATATAGACCTGTTAAATAAAGAACAGGAAATAGGTGCTGTCAAGATACCTGAAATAGTTAATGTAGATGAACTAGAAATAAAGACAAAGGCTAAACTTGAGGAATGGTTAAAGGGAGCTAGAGATTTAGAGACAGAATATTTTGATGCTGGGATTAGGGATGGGATTTTTACCCCAGCCCAAGTAGAGTATATAAAATCTACTGCTGATGATATGTGGGCATATATCGGGCATCATGGCGGAGAAATTGTTGGTTATCAACTTATAGAGGGTATTACAGATTCTAGATTTCTTACAGAGTATGCTAACATAATGGAGGAGGCAGCATCTAAAGTAGACTTAGGTTTTCAAACATTTGATGTTACTAACCCACAATTAGCTCAAATAGTAGATAGAGCTAACGCTATGGCTAGTGTGTGGGAGCAAAAATACGGTTATACCCCAGACATAACTGAAGAACTTGCTATCACAATGAAGGATAATGTTGTAGAACCTATGAAAGCGGACTGGAAGATAGTCCAGTTATTACTTTCACAGATTGAGGAAAATACCAGTGAATTAGAGGGTATCTATAATTTACCTGAGGGGGCAGGGTTCTACGTACCTTACCAAACTCTAAACCTAGCTTATCAAAAAGGTTTGAATGAAGGTCAAGGAGCTGGTGGGGCTTTAGCTGAAGAGGCGTTCACATATAAAGGTGAGGGTACTACTGAAGCTCTAAGACAAACTACGCAAACTCAACAGCTAATCTCTGATATGGTAAGAGGTAATGCTACTCAACTAGCTAAAACTACTGCACAAATTTATAAAACTTATTTACCTCAAATAACAACACCTAAAACAGAATATGCAGGTCAAAAGTTTCCAGGATATACTGCTCCAAAATTTTCTGGAAAACCTAGATTTGATGAAGAGATGATGCCAGAAACTTGGGCAGATAAAATAAAAGATGCTATTATGGGGCCTAACCCAAATATCCCAGATATTTGGAAGGCTATTCAAAACATAACTGGAGAAGGTGAAGGAGTTAATTTAAAATCTTTATTTGATTCAGTCAGTTCTAATATAAATAACACTATAGCTATGAACCTTAATTCAGTATCTACTATCCAATTAGTCGTAGATGGTAGAGTATTAGCAGACATTGTTAAAACATATCTATATCAAGATACAGTTGCATTTGAAGGTTCTGGTGGGACTATCAACAGAACTTTGGTAATATAGGAGATATTATGTCTAATTGGGAACTAGGCGGAAGAAGAATTTTTGTCACTGATATTGGTAGTGACTTCAAACAGATCATAGCTAGATTGCATCCTTTAGGAGGTGGTACAGTCCACCATACTTTTGGTTATGAGGATGCAGTTAGAAAGCTTAAATGCTATGTAGTAGGTAGTACTGATATGGGGCAGATAGAGAGTTTCACTGCTAGTGGGACTACCTTTGTATTAGGAAGTCCTTACGGAGCATTGGGAAATTATTTTGTAAGCAATGTAAATCACAATATGTTGAATACTGTTTGTCAAACTCTAAGACCGGATTTACCGGATAACTCCCCTGTTTACGTAGTAGATATAGAACTGTATCAGGAAATATAATGGCAGAACTTTACGCCGATATTACAGGTCTAAGTAATATTCTAAATGTTAGTGTCTCTATGAGCCATTCAGCCGCTACTTCTGTTGCTATTGTAGATGCTTTAAGTTCTTCTTTGGATATCGGGGATGATATAGATATTGATATTGGGTATACAGGTAATCATTCAAGAATTTTTAGAGGTTATGTAAAACAAATTGATAGAAAAGTACCAGAAAATCTCTATACTATTACAGCCCATGATGTAATGACCAGAGCTGTAGATTTTTTTGTAGCATCCACTAACCCAGAAGAGCCTTTTACCAGGACTAATATTTCTGCTGAAGATTTAGTAGAGGATGTATTAGCTTTAGCAGGTCTAACTAATTTTGATCCTGATCCTACAAATTTTGTTTTTGCTACCAATTCAGAAGCTGAGGTTAATTTAGTATCAGCATTTGATTTTTGTAGATATATAGCTGATACTTTAACTTGGCATCTTTATGCAGATGAGGATGGAGTTGTACATTTTATAAACAGAAAACCTTATGTTATGAAAGCTGGTAGTGTAGAATCTAACCAACCTGGATTTCAAGCTGATACATCTTTAGGTACTATTGATGATACTATGATCCTGGATTTTACATACAGAAGATCAGAAAAAGATTTAAGGAATAGAATAGTTGTTTATGGCAGTACTGGAGTTTACGCTGAGGCTAAAGCATCCAGCCCTTATTTGCCTGCTGGATTTTACAAGACTGTAGCATTTGGTACTAACCTTATTGATCATCAGGGTTATGCACAAAAAGCTGCGGATTATAATCTTATTATTTTAAATAGATTAACTGAACAACTATCTATGTCAGTATTAGGTGATCCAGCTTATATGGCTAGGTCTGTATTTACAATTAATGAGAGTATTCTAAGTATTAATGAGGATTATTATATTGTTCAGTCAGAACATAACTGGTCTAAAAATGGGTATATTGTTACTATGGAGTTGCGTAAATAATGGATGTTCAGATAAAACATAATGGTACGGACATTACCGATTATGTTTTAGAGTATAACCGGACTAAAGAGTTATGCTCTGGTATAGGTTTATTAGACATTAGTATTACTAAGAATGTATCAAGGACTTTTGATCCCTGGGATACCATTACTATTTATGAAGAGGGCAGTAAAAGGGGTGAGTATAATATCTCTACCATTGCTAGGGATTCAAAAAGTGGAAATTACCAATTAGAATGTCAGGATGATTCTAAAAGGTTAGTAGATTATTTTGTAGCAGATTCTTATACAATAACTACATATAGCCTAACTAAATATTGGATAGAACTTATCCTAAATATGGCAGGTGTAAATTACACTTTTGATACTGCTGAATTAGGTACACCATTGAATGAGAATTCAGTAGTTGGGGTTGGAAGTGCATATGATGTAATCACCCCTCTATTACAGCAGAGTGGTTGGTATATATATTTTGATGAAGATAATTTAGCTCACATAGGTAAAATAGATAAAACTACCAGCCATGATGATAGTTTTAATGATAGTGATATTTTAAGTATTAACACTATGAAAAACGACGCTATGCTCAGGAATAGAGCAGTAGTTTGGGGTGCTGGGGATGCTTATAGTGGTACTTGGATATTTGCGGATGTTAGCAGACAAACTTCGTGGAATTATGATTCTAATGATGTTAGAACTGTAGTTCTAGCTAATAGTAGTATTAGAAATACTGCTACAGCTAACCAACTAGCTATACAAATATTAGATGAATTTACTAAAAAGAATTATGTAAAAACTATTGAGATTATAGGAAGTCCTGATATTGAGATTGCGGATACAGTTTATATAAATTCAAATTATTTCTCAGGTCTTTGTTTAGTAACTACTATGGCTGTAAGTGTTAACAGTAATGGTATGATTACTACATTAGTATTAGATCAACGTTGCCCAAGATTATTTGGTGTGTGGGATATTTCTAATAATTATGTTTATATTGGTACTCAAGGTTCTGGAGTAAAAAGAAAACTACTAAATGGATCAACTTGGGAAGATTATAGTACTGGATTAACTAATTTAAATATTACAGATTTAGATGTAAATAATGGTAAATTTGTATGTACAACATCTGGCGGGTCTTTGTTTCTTAGAGATGTTACAAGTAGTGGTTGGAGTGTGTTTACACCGAGCGGTTTTTATAATAGATTAAATATTCCTTCATATATGATATCAGCAAATGATGGTAACTATGTAGCATGTGCTATAAATAAAACTAATAATGAAATTTATGGTTTATTTACTAATAATGTATCTAGTTGGGTAACTACAATTACATCATCAGGTAATTATATAAATAGTTTAATAGTAACATTAAGTGGTTTGTCAACATATGATTATAACCATATAGGGTATGATTTAGAGGATATTGGAAATTCTATACTAGTATCTACGTATACAGGTATAACTGCTGCAAGTGGTTTATTTTCAGAGGGTACTGGAATACAGAGAAATAAAAGTTCTTATATTAGTAACGCTACTAGTACATATAATACTGCTATGAATATGTCATATGGTAGTTTAGATGCGGTAACACTTGCAAGATGTTGGTACGAAAATTATTATTTCAGACATGATACGAATAAGGCATGGAGAGTAGATGCATCTACAGGAGAAACTATAAATATAAATAATCCTGGAGGATATTCATTCTATGCATCTTTTGGTGTAGGCGTAGTATTAGATGAAAATAATTACATAGTCTTTAAAACACATGCTACTGATGAAAAAATAAACTATATAGTTAGATTTAATTTTGAAGATGAAACCAGCAGTGTGATACACACTGAAAGCGATGCCACCCAATATGTAGGTGTATGGGATGCATCTGCTGTAAAAACAGATACTGATGTACGCTGTATTTTTATAGCCAGTAAAATGAATCCTGGTGCAGCGTATCAAAATTATTATTATTACAAATATTTTGATTTATCTAATTTTACAGTATCTTCTGAAACAACTATAGCTACTTGGGAAGAATTATATGCTACTTCAAAAGACGAGTGGGGTCTTGATTTCGCCGGCAGTAAATTTGATGATTGTTACGGTAGATTTTTCTTGACTTATAAAGAACAACAAACTAACGCTGCTGGTGGTGGTGCTAAAGTAAAGCTTATAGTTATAAATGCATTAGAGGGTACTTTTGAATCTACTGTAAAAACTATGGATAAAGAAGGTTCTATATCAGTGGATTTTACACCTTTTGATAGTATATCAAGTTATGCCAATCAAAAATTTTATTTGATGTACAGGTTAATTCGCATAACCCCAACTTCTACTGAATACGTGATAGATGAAATAGATTTTAGTGGTAATGATACTAATATAAAAACCAGTGCAACAACTTGGAATAAATTTTCATCATCTAAATACACAACATACTTAATATATAATGACGGAACTGTAGAAACATTAGCAGGTACAGGTGGGGTTACTTCTATACCAGTACCATCTAATATTTCTAGAACAGCCGATGATAATGATAACTCTCTTATCATATACAGAAACTTTTATCCCGGACGGGTATATAAAGTTAGCCCAGGTAATACATTAACAATACTAATAGATGATTGGATTTATGGAGATGCTACACCTACACTATTTCTAGAAAAAATATTATTAGGTTCTGTTCTATTTTCTAATGGTGCTTGGCAAACTACTATATATCCTAGTGTTTCTAGCGTATTGAAAAAACAAGCTGATAGTTTAATATTTGAGGATGTTTTTACAAAAGTTTTTGATTCTCAAGTACCTTTGAAATTAGATGCATCATTAGAATCTCCAATAGTACTTTTTAGCCCCGGGCAGGTACTTTTATATACTACACTAGCAGGAGATTTAGGTACTTTTTCTCTATTAGATAATATTAACAGCATATATGATGTAAGAGAATTCTACTCATCTAGTGGTATATATACTTTATTAGCTACATCATCTGGTGTATTTAAATTTCCATATACAGGCGGTAGTGGGCTTTCTTTAGTTCCTGTATATTCTGGTTTTTATAGAAAAGTTGAGACAAATAATCATGGATATTATTCTACACCCTATATATTTGTAGGTACATCTGGATTATTCTTTCAAAAGAACCCAGATATAGATACTTTTACAGATTATTCTTATAGTTTACCGATGAGCAATATTACAGTTATCAGAATGGATGATTCCCTATGACATATAAATACGAAAGAACTATTTTTGATTATTTCAACTACTTCAATAGAATGCAGGATATTAAACCTATGATTCTGGGAGGATTACCGGGAGCCAGTGGTGGTGCCGGTGGTCATCCCGGAGGTTTTCTAGGTTATTTACCTCAGGATAGGGTATCTTATGACACTACAGAGGCGTCTTTAAGTGGCTTTGTATCTGCTAGTGCGTATAACCCAAGTGGTATATTAATAAATGCAACGTTAGTAGATAACTTAAATCATATCAGATATAGATTAGGGGTAGTTGAAAATCTGGCTTTTTCTGCTGGTACTCTTTCAATAGAAGAGAACCAAGTATTAATAGCATCTGGGATAACTATTCTAAATTTTGCTGGTAGTGCTGGAGTTGAATCTACAGGTGCTGGTGAGGTAACTGTAACAGTTTCTGGTGGTGGAGTTTCAGATGGTAAAGCTAAAGTATCATCAGATGACACTACTGCTAATTACTTAGAAAGTAAAATAGTAAGTGGTAGTAATGTTACTGTAACAGTATTAAATCCAGGTGGAGATGAGCAAATAAGTATAGCTGCTGCTGGAAGTGGACTAGGTACAGATGAGCTATCTAAAATATCTGGCAATGATACTACTGCTGGATATCTAGAAGATAAAATAGTAGCAGGGAGTGGTGTCACTTTAACAGTACAAAATGATGGTGCCAATGAACAACTAAGGATTACAGCATCTGGAGGTACTGGTAATGCTATAAATGTATCAGATGAGGGGTCAACTGTAGCCAGTAGTATAACATCCTTAAATTTTGTTGGGCCTACAGTTCATGCTACAGCAGTTGGTACTGCTGTGACTGTAACAGTATCAGGCCTATCTAATCCATTTATCGGTGCTAAAGTATACAAAACAACCAATGCTCAACTAACTACAGATACTGGGTGGCAAAATGTTACCTGGGGGGCATCAGAGTATGAATCAGATTCTACCATGTGGGATTCTGGTGTAAATTATTTGCTATATGCTAGAGAGGTTGGTTATTATTCTGTAACTGGTCAAATAACTTTAAGTGGAGCATTACCTACCACTGAAAGAATTCAGTTAGGTTTGTTTAGAGGGGAGTCTCTAGTAGCTAATATCTGGGATGGTTACTATATCACAACTTCTGGATACAGAACTTTACAGGCTTTATATCATGGGATACTAAGTGAAGATGAATATATTTCTTTACGAATAGTAAATGGTGCTGGTACACAACCCTACGTATGTAGTGGAATTAATAATTCATTTTTATGCATGTATAAGATTCAGGGTCAGGTAGCTAACCAATCCGCTGACCCAAAATTAGCTGCTGCGGTACTAAGTACTGGTTCTATAACAGTAGCTAATGAAACTGAGACAGCCATATCAATGACAGCAGAAACCTATGATACCGGAGATTTCTGGACTTCGGGATCACAATTTACAGTACCAGAAACTGGTTATTATCATATTGTAGGGTACGCTACTTGGGAGAGTGTATACTACCATGGTGGAGTGCCTTTCCAAATTAAAATTGGGATTAGAAAGAATGGTAGTGTTATGCTTGCCCAGAAATGGGAATGGAATGATGTAGATACTGGTGGAGATAGATCAGATGCTTTAACTACGCCTATAGCCTGCGATGTATCCCTTAATTCTGGGGATTATATAGAATTAGTAGCATGGCATTCTAAAGGTTCATCTGCATCTAATATCATTTTATCAGCAGATTATAACACTGCCCTTATGATTCATAAAATTCAATAAAAATTACTAAAAAATGCTTAAAAACAGTATAATAATTATGACGAATGTAGGATTATGTTCATGAAAATTGAAAAAGAACTACCTGATGAGGGAGAAATGAGAGCAGACAAAAATGCTACCCAGAGCTATGTTGATAGTTCTTACATTAGTTTAAAAGACTATTATGATAAGATTTTAAGCCAATACAAAGAACATATGGATAGAGTATTGGAAGATCGTTTGCTATACACTAATACAAGACTAGACTCTATTGAGAAAGCTATTGAAATAGCTAAACAAGAGAGTTTGTTAAGATTAAGTGCTGCTACTGCTGCTAATGAGCATAGATTAAACATATTAAATGAATTTAGAGCTACAGTTGATGATTGGACAAAAAGAGCAGCAACTGTTGATCAATTAGATGGTGTTAAAAAAGAGACATCTCTAGAACTTGAAAAATTGTGCCAACTCATTAATCAATTAGAAAAAACTCACAAGCTTGATTATGAAAGACATGGTAATGATATATCTGATCTCAGGCTAACAAGAGCTAACTTAGAAGGTAGAGCAAGTCAAACATCTGTACTTATTTTTGGGGGTATAGCAGTAATAGGGTTTATCATAACCCTAATTAATTTATTTTATGGATAAATAGGAGGTTTAAGATGCCGAAGGCAGTGGGTGAATTAAAGATATGCCCAAAATGTGAAAAAACAAAAAACATATCTGAATTTCACAAAGATACTAGGACTGTAGATGGATTAAAGATTTGGTGCAAAACTTGTAGATACGAAAAATTAAATAAACCAACTAAATATGGATTGCCCAGAACTCATAAAGATTATGATAAAGCTGCTTATTTAGATAGGTTTTATGGAATATCTCTAGATATTTGGGATAAATTATTCCATGACCAGGAGGGTACGTGTGCTATCTGCAATGAAGAATTTAAAGATAAAATTAATGTAGATCATGACCATATAACAGGAAAGGTTAGAGGTCTATTATGTGATAAATGTAATCGAGCATTGGGTCAGTTTAATGATGATATCAATAAACTTAAAAATGCTATAAAATATTTGGAAAATAGTAAGGAGGTATGTGATGCCCCAGGTGGTTGAAGAGTGCGTAAAGAAGATTAGTGGTAAAAATAACAGAACTGGAAAGCCCTACACAAAAAGTGAAAAATGGGCGATTTGTACAGCTCAACATAAGAAATCTAAAGCTGAATTAAATTTAGAAGATATCAGCAATCTTGTAGCTAATGCTACATATAATTACGCTGCTCAATTGTACAAGACCAAACGGGCTGGTACAATGACAGATGCCTATGAGTTAGCCCAAGTAGCACTAGCTAAGTCTGGGTATAATTATGAAGTGCTAGAAATGGTAGTAAATAAGTAATGCCAGTAAAAATTGATTTTCCAATGAACCAAAACCCACCTCTGGTATCAGCAGATATTTCCAGATATCAGGCTAGAGTTACCCAAGAAGGTGAAGTGATATCTCACTTTGACTTTGATAAATATATAAAAAAGTCTAGGACAATTAAACTCAGAGGTGGTGTAGCTACGGCGGGTATAGATTTTGAATATGAGTATAATCTAAAAACCTGTGAACAACTGGATATCTATATAGATAATGTTTATCATTATACTAAACTATGGAAGGATTTAACTGCCCAAGCTAATATCATTAAAGATGTGTATGATATGGCTGTAACTATGGCACCTACTAAATATCTTAAAAGGCTAACCCTTGATATAGAAGCTAACGATGATTTAGATAAGAACGAGTTTACTGGTAACGCAGAAAAACTGGTTAATAAAGTTTTTGGTCTAACTGGGGTTGTTGTAGATATTTATACTAGAGGATATTTCTGGGATCAGAATACTTACCTTGCAACTTGGATGAAGGAATGTAAATTATGGGATGCACACCATTACTCTAATTTAGACCCATATTCAGTACCTGCTGTAAGACCATTTATTCCTAATGCATGGGGAGCCATTAATAACCCAATTATCCCTACTGAGTGGCAGTTTGATACCTGTGATAGTGGCTTTGATTGGGGTTCTACTGGGGACAATGAAATTGATCTAAACTTCTTCACCTATGATGGTGGTACTAAAGCAGCTTGGGAAAAGTTATATGGTGTAACCTATCCAGAGCCTCTTGAACCATGCCCAGTACCAACTGAAGATTGGAGAATTATGACAGTCAATGCTATGAATATCAGAAGTGAACCTATTATTTCTTCGTCTACATTGGTAGGTAAAGGAATTAAAGGCAAAAAGATTTTAGTCTCTGGTGATCCTAAGAATGGTTATGTTCCTACAAAAGTATGGATTTTTGAAAAATCTTTAAAGAAAATTTAGTGAGGTTGATATGACAGCTACAGGGCAGAA